ACAAAGGCCAGTTATCTCCTCCAAGACTCATTGTGGTAGATATTTCACAACTAAATCGATCTTTATGTCTTTTAAGAACATCCCCTTTTTTATAAATTCTGGCATAGGTATAAGCTGGTTGTAGTTTTAATCCTGTAGTCTTTTCCATAATCGGCTGACACTTCAGCATTAAAGTTTCCATAACTATATCTGCATAGCTAGAATAGGTATCGGGGATTTGTCCATTTGAAGGTTCATATTCTCCTAATAAAGTTTCATAGGGAGAAATATATCTAGCTTTTAAACAAGTATCATAAACTTGTTTTTTCATTAAAAAATAATTATAGATAAAAATTGACAGATCTTTTGAAATAGCTTGACGAATCACACAGTATTTATCTTTCTTAAACATCTTTAGCCATCTCTTTTGGTATGGCCGTTATATTCCAATGAATAAATCTAAAAGGTTCTTTGCCATGATCTATTGCGTATTCATGTTCTAAATAACCTGGAAATATAATTAAGGTTCCAGGCTTAGATTTAAAATGAATTGAGTCCGTACCATTAAATACCCCTTTTAATTCTGGTTTCATTTTTAATTTAGTGGTTCTTGATCCTGTTCTTGGATCATGGAAAATAGGATAAGAAGTTTTCTCGCTACATTTTAAAAAATAAAACCCTGATACATGCTGATTGCAATGAATATGAGCTGAATGAGCACCACCACCTTTTTTAGAAAATTCTTGCACCCACATTTCAGAAAATAGGGTGGTATATAATTTCATATCGTAACCATGATGATCTAGAAATTCCCAGGACTTTTGACCAATATAATTTCTAAAATCTAAAAAATCATTATCTCTTGTTAAGGGAGTAGAGTGGTGGGATGTTCCAAAATCTCCACTAGCTTTAATTAATTTTTTATCTCTTTTTCTGGCTTCTTTAATATATTTATCACTAGCTTTATTTAATGATTTTACAAATTCTGGTTTATCTTCTGCCCATATAGGAGTTTTAAAATATTCATGTATATTCATTACTTAAATGGATATCCCAAATGCCATACGACAAGTGAATATCTTACTCCTTTGGTGACTGGTTTAACCCTATGCCAAACAAAGCTAGGAAAAACAATAATAGAACCTTTAGGCAATATTTCGGTTACTTTCTTTAAATGTTTAGATTCATCTCTTTGGGGTGGATCGTATTGTCTAAAATCAAATTCTAATTCTCCACCAGCATATTCCGAACCATCGGTTAATTGACAGGTCATGGACAATTTTCTAACTTTCCCATGCGAAGGAGTTTTAGGTTGGTCATAAGTTTTATCCCGACTATCGGAATGCCAATCGTAGTATTGATTAAGTTTATACTTGGTAAATTGACAGGGTTCTGAAAAGTCCCATTCAAAATTCCAACCAGCATTTTTATTGGCTTGATGAACAAAGGGACGTATTTCTTTATAAATCCAATCCTCACTAAGCCATACTAGATCAGAATTTCTTTTATATTTTAAATTTCTAATTTCTTCTTTGTTTAAGGGTTTCTTTTTTAAATTGCTATCTTGGCCTAAACCACCTGTAAGTGCCATCGTTTCTTTTTTATCTAAAGCATATTTAATAACCTCATCACAAAATCTTGGTGTGAGTGCAGATTTAAAACACCAAAAATAATTAGATAAATTCATAAGTAATCGTTTGTATAAAATTAAGGGAATCCTTTTGATTGTTGATTATATAATACATATTTGTAGAGGGGAACATCATAAATTTATTGTTTGATAACGGTATGGTCCAGGTTCTTCCTTTTCTTCTATTATCATCATAGCAAATCTTAACCAGGCAGTTATCAACTTTAACCCCATATAATAAAGTATAATCTGGTGAGCTTCTTAAATCTACAGGATCACTATTTAATAAAGGAACTGTAGTTTCATGAGGGGAGTAAATATTACCCCACGTTTTTTTATTTACTAATTGAATATTATATTCAAGTCTAATGTGTTCACGGATATAGGTATTCAACTTATCCCAAGTTTTTGAGAATGAATATTTTTTATTATGTATTTGATACTGTAAAATGTAGTGGGCTAATTCAATAGGATCTATTTCCCAATCTTTGGGCATCAAAACATCACCCCAATATAAAGCTATTTCAGATAGTACTTTCTTTTCCATATTCATTTTATAATGACATTATTGTTAAATTAAACCTACCTAAATATCTTTTAGGTCCATGTCCTTTGTGTAAAGTATTACTTGGAAAACAAATAGCTTCTGATGGGCTACTGCGATAATATTTTTCTACTTTGGAAGTTTTGACACTTGTTCCACCATCACAATGATTTAAACTGTATATGAAAGTAAAATATTTACCTTGGGGATCCTTACCATTATCAATATGCCAGTCACCGTCAGATCCTTTATTATAATAGTTCCATAAATATCTTATAGGTCTTCCTATCTTATAAATTTTAGTGTTAGCTTTTATAAAATCATATATGGTATTAGCATAAATATTTAAGTTTGTAGGTAGATCGATATTATTATAATAATCATAAGTAATATAGGAAAAACCGGAATCTTTTCCCTTTTCAAGGGATGTATATTTTTCTATAGGAGGTTTATTATGATCCCCAGCAATAAACCATTTTGCATCATTGATTAATAAATGTAGTATTCTTTTGTTAGTTTCGTAAGGGAGACACCTTGAAATAGTTTCTATCATTATATTTTTATTTTAGGAATTTCATAAGCTGTGGTTTATCGTATTTTTTTTCATTTAAATTTATCTAGTAAAGATGGTTGGATTAATACAAAATCTATATTAAAAGATATAATAGTTTTTCTTACGTCTTTAATCATTTTGGGCGATCGGTGTACAATAAAACTTGGAAATATTATTATTTGCCCTTCTATAGCATCAATTGTTATCTTTCTATTTTGATTAAACTGATTAATCAGTTCTGTCTTAGAAGCCTCCACAGGTAGTTCTAGATAATAAACTCCAGTATAATTATTTCCATGAATATGCCATCCGTGCGTGTCTCCTTTTTCATACTGTTGAAACCATAAATTACGAATTTTAGAATGCTGGTAATCTAATTGAAAGGCACAATTATTAAAGTGCTTTTTTAAAAAAGGACATATTAATTTAGTCCAGGGACGATTGAGGTCTTCACTTTGAGACCAGTCTGTCATCAGTTTATCCTTGGAATAGGCTTTGGAAAGGAGCTTATAATCATCTCCTAAAACTTCTTTATCTTTTTTAGCTTGGTTAATTAATTTTAATAATTTTGATTTTAATTGTTGATGATAAGTAAAAGACTCTAATAAACCACTTGTTTCTAATTTAATTCTGGTCGTTTTTCCTTTCATATACGAATTTTTTTAAAATTATCTATACAGATCTTCTTTTTTATCCCAGGATTGACCTGATTCATTCCACTCATAACGATGAGTGTATTCTTCTGCACCTAAATCAGGAGCATCTCCAATTGGCGACTGCCATCTAGCTTCAGAGGTATTTAATACCCAATTAGCATAAGGTTTTTCCTCGTAGAAGATTTGATTATCTTCATCCCAAGTATAACCTAACCCAGCGTAGTTTCCTCTTAAAGCTTTAGACTGATCCGCTGATAATTTTCTAGTCTTATTATCGTAATGCTTTCCATATTTGGTATTGTAAGAAGTTTGAACCCACATTTTAGCAGGCCAGTTATTGTGTTTTTCCAAATATTGTTGTCCTACTGCTTCCTCTTCAACACCATCAGCGTTTAGCGCGTCTTTATTATTCAAAGTTAATACTGCAAGAACTTTTGATGTATCTCCTATTTTTGCAAAGTGTGCCATGATTTTATTGATATTTGTACCTTATAAGAACTACTCCTGAGCCCCCATCGTGTCCAGCCAAAGCTCCGGATGAACCACCGCCGGCGCCACCTGTATTTATAGTTCCACCACTTCCAGTAGCCGGATCCGGCGTGCACGATCCACTTCCTCCTGTACCGCAAGGACTGGCAGGACCACCGCCGCCTCCATTATTACCACCTCCAGCTCCTCCTGCATAAGCAGTTGCGCCACCTGATATTGAATTTGAAACTCCTGCACCGCCTCCTGAACCTGATGCGCAAGGGACACCTGCAACAGTTGCTCCTCCGCCTCCTCCGCCCCTAGTACCTCCAGGAGTACCACTACCCCCAGGATTCCCTTGGGGTGGACTAACTGGTGGTGTATTTCCTGCTCCACCTGGTGCAGACGCATTACCTCTACCGCCACCACCTGAACCTCCAGCATCACCAAGACCTGGTCCTCCACCTCCACCACCACCTGCAGATGTTATACATGAAAAAGTTGAAACAGACCCATTTACACCGGGTGAAGGCGAAGCCGCGCCGCCGCCACCTGCTCCAACTGCAATGGGATATCCTTGAACTGAAATAGGTTCAGCTACTGCTGGGGATGCTCCTAAAGGACTTGCACAATAACAACCAGTGGCTGTTCCTGGAGACATTCTTGCGCCACCTGCACCGCCGCCTCCACCGCCATCACGAGCTCCAGCAGCTCCACCAGCAACCACTAAATAATCTGCTGTGTTAAAAGAAGTACAACCAGATATGGCTGAAACACAAAAAGTTGCTGGTCCTGTAAATTTATGAATTTTATAATCACCAGATGTTGACTCACAGCCACCTGTTGCTGTTATGTACGTAATACCGTTGCCACCGGAGCCAAATCCTAAAACTTGATATCCAAAAGACATATTCTATTCCTTTCTATGCGTCGTTAGCCGCGTCTGTAGTGTAAAATAATTTGATTCCTAGTACTCGTGCGTCACCTGTATAGGTGTCACTACCATCTGCTGCATCTCT